CTGATATGGAGAATAAAGGTCGTCAAATGTATTGGGGACATAAATCTATGGTAGGTGTACCAAGACCTAAAAAAACATGTAAGTATTGTGGCGTAACACAAGCTGATACTAGTATAGGTAGAAATCATAACGATAACTGTAAGCACAAGCCATAATGACTAAATACATTATGCTGTGCCCACAATTTCAAAGAGAACTCAAAATATGAACAATGGTGAATTATTAAAACGTAATCCAATTTATTCTAACATCTATATACAAATGTTAGGATATCAATATGCGTACTTAGGGGGCATGTCCTTCAAACAATATGTACGCAAGAAAAGACCAAGTGAAGATAGTACTCTTTGGTTAGACTTAGTAAACAATACAGTAGCACAACCTATTTGTCGTTACATTGTTGACACTATTAATGATGTATTGTTTGAGCCAGGTGTTAAGCGTAACTTACAGTTTGCTACACCACAAGGTAAAGCAATCGCACCAGAAACTAATGAATGGATTGATTTGTTTACATTAGATGCAGACTTAACCAATCGTACATTAACAAGTTTCATGGAAGGTGTAGGAGATTTAACTAGCATATTTGGGCATTGTTGGGTCGCAGTTGACATGCCCCAAGCAACAGAAGGGAATCTTGGCAGACCTTATACGTGTGCCATTAGCCCATTGGATGTGTGGGACTGGGAGTTTGACTACTACGGTGGTCGTCCAATGCTCAAATATGTTAAAGTTATGGAGATGGAAGAAACAGATTGTTACTACATCAAGTGCTATCACTTGGGCGATGCGACAAGTCCATCTTATTGGGAAAGCTATGAGGTAGAAAAAGGACCAGGTAAGGAAACTAATCCTGCAAAGCTTATTGGCACCGGTACATACCCAGCTGGCATGAGTTTGCCTATATTCATTGCATATGGTCGTAGAGATCCAAGAACAATTGATTTAGGTGTAAGCGATATTGACAGTGCAAGTGACGCAATGCGTGAATATTATAAACTAGAATGCGAAAAGTATACAGCATTACAGTTTGCTCACACATTGATTCGTGCAGATAAGGGCATTAGTATTCCAGTACACGCTGGCGCCATTGTTCGTGCTAATGAAGGTCAAGTAGAAGCAATACCAATTGATACAGGTGATGTTAGTAGAATCATTGAAGCACAAGATAATATACTAGAACAGATTGAAGCACTAACCGGATTAGGTGGTTTACGCAATAGTAAGAACCAAATTGCGTCTGGCGTCGCTATTATTGAAGAACGCAAACAACTACATCGTTTGGCTAAGAGTAAAGCTAGATTGATGGAAGTTACAGAAGAAATGATTATGACTTATGCCGCAAGATTTATGGATCAGCGTTGGGCAGGCGAAGTCAATTACAATACTGACTATGAAGCACACGATACAAACTATCGTATGGCATTAATCAAGTCAGCAAGCGAATTAGTTGGTGACAATGAGATTGTAAAAGCGTTGATAACAAAAGAAGTTATCGCTATGCTATCACCAGCTGAAGCTATACCAGAATATGAAAATGTTTACATTCAAACTATTCCTGATAGTGATTTGAAAGACTTGATGACACAAGAAAACGATCAAGTATTGAGCAGAGATTTAGCACCTTCAATGATTCCAGAACATGAGCAGTATGGTGAAGATGAAATCAATGAAGATGTAAATGAAGATGGAACGAATGAAACCGTATTAGGCGGTCCAGGAACTCCAGTAACGAATGTTGGAACAACATATTACACACAGCAAGTAGCTCCAGTAATGTTGCAAGGCATGAACACGGGTAGGTAAAACTTATATTTTATACATTTGTATAAATACATAATACGGTAATTACGTTATAATTAAGGAAACAATTAAAATGGATCAAACATCCTCAATCGTTGGCAACGGTCAAGCTACTGGTACTGCCCAGGATCACGCAAGTGGTGAAGCAGGAGAGCAAAACGTTAATCCTGGTGCTATTCGTAAAAGCACAACTCAGTCATTGCTAAATGCTATGTCTAATGCTAGTGGAACACAATTCCAATCAGTAGAAGATGCATTAGCTTTTATGGCACGAGTAGGAGCTCAAAGTAATAACGGTGGCAACGTACAGCCAGTGGAACAACCAAAGCAACAAAGTAATGGTCGTGTCACAACTAATGACTTGCATGAACGCTTCAATGAGCTTTCACAAAATCTTGCCCGTAAAGAGCAAGCATTGCGTGAGAAGGAACTTGATAGCGATATTCAGCGAGCAATGGGTGACAGATTTGATACTGATTTAGTTGATTATGCATTGAATAAAGTTAAAAACAATATTCAATGGAATGACGATGGCAGTTATGCTATTGTAAATCAAAAAGGTCAAGAGCGTTACGGTAGTGATGGTATGCCACTTACAATCCAAGGATTAGTACAAGAAGTAGCTCAGGGTAATCCTAAGTTACTACGACAGAGCAACGCTAATTCTGGATCTGGTTTAAGACCTGGACAAAGTTCTTTCACTGGTGCGCTAGAGGAATCTATTCCTGATTACAGTCGTGACCCGGCTGCATTCAATGCTTGGGCTAATAAAAATGGCTTAGGTAAGGGAGTAGGATTAAAAGGTCTAGGCGTATCAGCGACAGTATCAAGTACAAGTCGCAAAGTTCTCTAATTGCCAACTTATATAAAGGAAAAATATCATGGCTTATGTTCTCGGCGGTCCAAATAATGAAGGCGATGGCTTCACAACAGCTATCAGCAACTTCGCACTACGTGCTATGCACGAATCCAACGGTTTAGTTAATTTCACTAATGTTGTTGCACCTACACAAGGTCAAACATTCTTAGTACCTAACTTTGCTCCTATCACATACCAAGACTACAATGCTAACGGCACTGGTGGTACATTTGGTACAGGTAACGCAGTTGTACAGAATCCTTCATTGGGTCAAGGTACAATTACAGCAACTCCAGCAGTTGCACAAACAGCATTTGATATCTTCTACGGCTGGACAACATCATTCACATTGGCTGCAACGCTAGGTGCTGAATTAGGTGAGTCATTCGCTGAGAAGGTAGACCAGCGTGTTACAGCGGCTTTCTTAAGCTTCAAAGCAACTCCTGGTAACTTGTTCTATACAGCAACTCCAGCTGACGGATTCCCACGTGTCTTGCAATTAGGCGCTATGGAATTAACGGCCGCTGGTTGGACTGGTGGAACTCAAACTCCTGGTTTCACTGCTAACTCAGTTTTAGAAACTATTCGTAACATCAAGCAAAACTTTAAAGTTGCTCGTATGCCTGGAACTCCAGTTATCATTCTTGATAGCAATGGTGATGCCGCAACAGTTTCTGCAACCCCAGCTGGTCAAGTAGGTTCTTCATTGAATCGTTTGTTAGCTGAGTTAACCGGTGGTGCTGTTTCTCAATCAGGCGGTAGCAACCTATCTGCACTTGGAAATGAATTGCTAAGTACAGGTCGCATTGAGTCTGTATATGGATGTATGGTAATGTTCACTACATTCTTGCAAGCAACAACACGTACTGTATTTGGTTCTGCTGGTCAAAACGTTCTAGTCGGTGCTTATTTTGGTGACAGTGCATTGTTCACTGTTATGAAAGAAGGATTGCAATTGAAATCTGGTGAAGTACCAGGTGGATTGCAAGTTTGGTTGACTGGTGTCGGATACTTCGGTTCTGGCGTTGGTGACTTGCGTAGAGGCGGAGCTATTAATATCCAACAAGCTTAAATTGAATAAGATTGGGAGTCTAAACACTCCCAATCAATGTCTAGGAATAATATAATATGTCAGTACCATATCAACGAATCTCAAATGCAACAGTAGCAGACGTACAATTTTACGATCCGGCAGCGGAACGTAGAGCGGCTGCGCTAAATGTAGATTGGGCACCTTACTTCAAAGTTGCTTCACAAGAGTGGCTATACAAGTTAGAATTTGGCTGGTGGCAAAAATACTGTGATACAGTATTAGGTGCTTACTATTATGCTAATCTACCTAATGGACAATTAATATCAAGTTTTAATCCAAGTCAACTTATAAAGAATGACCAAACACTTATTCGTTTAGATACATTCGGTGCTATCTTAGTTTTTTACGAAAGCTTAGTAACAGATGTGTCAAACATGAATGAGGTTGATTTACAAAATTATGAGTTCGCACAAAAACGTTGTGAGAACGAATGGACTAAAGCGTTGCAACTTATGAACTTCTATGATTTATATCAAGATGCTCCTAACGGACCAACAACGAAACTTGAAGAAAATTGGACAGCAGACGTTGATTATTTCAACGGTGACAGGAGATATTTCTAATGACTGTTAATACAGTTAGTACATTATTGGTACCGAATCAACCTCTAGTCAATGGTACACAAATCATTGATGTGTTGAGACGTGACATTCCAACAGAATGGAACATACCAATTTATGAAGACTTCCCTAGCAACAGTGAAAAAGTTCGCTATGGTGTCTACGTAAGTGATGTACATACAAACAGTCGCAACCCGCATCAGTTGGCAGTTCAATATTGTGGCACAATTTATCATGCATTTGATGAGTTTAATGTTACATATATTAGTTACCAAGATGATCCTTATAACATACAAGTAAATGCTATTGTAGCAAATCTTGTTGTTGCTGTAAAGGATGACGGTGAGCAGTTGATGAATGGTTACTTTCAACGTGACTTTGATCAAGTTAGATCGTATGGACCTACACAAGCAGAAAAGCATACTTGGACATTCAGTTTATTACGCATGGAATTTAATACTTAAAGCCTAACACAAGGAGAAATCAAATGGCAAGAATTACAGTTAACACAACTGGTACTCAACCGACAATGTTGGTAAGTACAGACCTAATTAGCAATAGTGCTAACTGGGGAAATATAGCAAATACACTTAGTGTAACTTGCTTACAAGACGTTACTATCACAAATAGTACAGGCATCTATTCATATATTGATTTCTGTTCTGGTGATATGCAAAAACTAACGACTCCAGCAGATAACGAAATCTCTGTGAATATGGTTATTGATGGTACTGTGTACTTCGGTACAGATCCAGTATCTCCAGCAACTGCCGCTGAATACGGTGTTGCAGGATTATCAAATAACAAAATTCAAGTACAGTGGAAACTAGTACTGAATGGTGGCAATAGTACAGCAAATGCTTACTACTATGCTGGTCAAGGTTACATCAGTAGCTTGGCACCAACAGTAAGTCCAGACGCACCCGTTTGGGTTACACCAATGACACTAGCTGTCAATGGTACAATGGTATCAGCTATCAATCCTTAATCAATGATTATGTGAAACAAGGAACACCCTAAAAAGTGTTCCTTTTTTATTAGAAAGAAACAAATGAACAACGAACACAATATTTGGTTACATAGTGATGAAGATAAACTACGTAGCTTGTTAGCAGACGAGGCAAAGATGATGCCCATGCTTGATACTATGCAAGCAACATTACGACAACTAAAAGCAAAGCAGGCTTTTAGATTAGCATTACTTAATCAGTTACTTGATAAGATAGATACAAAAGACTAAATACATTACAATAATTTACTAAGGAAAACAAATGAACATTCAAGAATTCGCATCTACTCCCAAACTAATAGAAATCGTATTAGACGATAAGGAACTATTAGACAAATACAATGAACCAATTACATTTCATACATATGATATAGTTGGTTTGTCTACATACTTTGAGTTTTTTAACGCTCGTAGTGATGGTGAGTACGAACAACTAGATAAGATAATCAAAAAACTTATATTAAACGATCAGGGTAAGCCAGCAATTAAGCATGACCAAGATTTACCCATAGATATTGCAGCGGCAGCAATTAATAAGATTGGGGCTATATTGGGAAAGTCACAGAGCAAGACATCAATCCCGACAGTTGGAGAACAGCCAGAATGATAACACTAGGTCGTATGGCAGAGAAGTATGGAATGTTACCAAGTGAAGTTGAACAACGTGCTACTACCTATGACCTAATGATATCCGATGTACTTGCTACATACGAAAACTTTCAACAGCAAAAAGCTAATGGTAAAGTTGACCCAACAGTATATCAATTTACTGATGATGAACTTAAAGCAATGATGGAGAAAGCACGTGGCAACAAATAATATATCTAATCGTTTGAATAAAGTACTAGGGGTACTAAATGATACTACTATCACGCAAGAAGCATATAAGAAGTTTGTTGATGTAACACCAGTAAGAACGGGCAATGCTAAACGCAAAACTCGTAAAACTGGTAATAGCATTGACGCAAACTATCCATATGCTACTGTGTTAGATAAAGGTCGTCATATGACACCAAAAGGTATGCGTGGTAGTGACCAAGCCCCAGAAGGTATGACTAAACCTACAGTAGATCACATTAGAGCTTATGTTAAGCAAAAATTAGGTATAATATTAAAGTGAGGACCAGTAAATGGCAACAATAGACAAATATGTTATTCAATTAGACGTACAAGGTCAACAAGCAGTTGATCGGCTAAAGAATAGTATTGGTGGATTAGGATCAGCAATTGCGGGTATAGGATTTGCTTCTTTTATAGCCGGTGCTTTTAAGGCAGCAGATGCGATCGGTGATGTTGCTGATGCGACAGGTATCGCTGTTGGGCAAGTTGGTGCATTAGCAAATAGTCTTAAGTTAGCCGGCGGCGATGCCAAAGATGTTGGTAAATTGCTTACTACATTTTATGGTAACTTAGAACAAGCAGCCAGTGGTAGTGAAAAAGCACAAGACGCATTAGGTAAAGTTGGCATTAAGTTAGGTGACTTAACTAAATTAAGTGAAGGTCAACTATTAAACAATGCATTAGCATCACTAGCACAAATGGAAGCAGGCGCGGCTCGTACAGCAGCCGGCGTAGATATATTTGGTAAAGCATTTAGAAATATTGATCCTACAAAATTACAAGCAATATTAGATACCCAAGATGTTACTAAATTTCAACAAGAATATGAAAAAGCTGGACAAGTTATGGATAACTTGGAAGCTAATTTTGCTACATTACAAAAAGCAGTTATAGGTGTATTCACTCCGATTATTGGTGAGACAGATAATTTTAAGCTATCATTAGAGCAAGCAGAAACAGTAGTTAAAACATTAGGTGCATTATTTGCTACAATGTTCGCAGCCAAAACAGTTGGAGCCATAATTGCAATTGTATCAGCAGTTAAAGTATTAACTAATGCATTAAAAGGTACAGTCATTGTTCAAACAGCACTTACCGCATTAAGTGGTCCAAGAGGATGGGCAATTATTGCTGGTGGTGCTATAGCAGCCGCAGCCGCAGTATATGGATTAAACAAAGCATTAGAAGGCACTAATGATGAATTGAAAGATGCAACTGGTGGAACAACTGGTGCGCCCGCGCCCGCAGCCGCAACCAAACCAGCATTTGCCAAAGCTTCACAATACTCTAAAGAAGAATTACAAGCACGTAAACAAGCGTTAACAGTAGCACAACAAACTACGCAACAGCAAATAGCACAGAACAAGGCTGCTCAAGAATATCAACGTATTATTAATACTACGATTGGTATGGATCAAGACCAAGCAGACATTATTAAGTTAAACGCACAACTAGAACAAGATGCCGCTAGCAAAATATTAGATTTAACAAAACAAATTGATATTGAAAGATCCAAAGGTCGTGGAACTAATCAAGGTGTTATTGTTGAACTACAAAAACAAAAACAAGAAGTTTTAGATAATCTTGTTGCTACTAAACAACTTAAAATGGAAGAGCTTGCTAAATTGCAGGTTATTAAAGACCAAGTTAATAACAGTAAAATGTTATTGGAACTGATTAACGGTGCTAATTCAGCAACTCAAAAGGCACGTGCAATTGAAATTCAACAGGGAGTAGTTGTTGGTAAAATGACTGAAGAACAAGCCCAACGAAAAATTGATTTATTAAATGAAGAATTTACTAATACAAATAAGTTGAATCAATTACGAACACAATTGGATAATGCAATTGCAGGCTCACAAGAAGCTAAAAATATTAGAGAATTGATTAATCTTGAAAAAGAACGTTATACTAATGAAATTGCAAATATCAAAGCAAAGCAAACATTACAAGACCAATTGCGTCAAAGTGAAATAGCAGGTGCTAAGTCGGCAATAGAAGCTATTACACGTAGTATGGATCCATATCAAGTTGCATTAGCATCAGTTAATAGCGTTTGGAGTAATATGGGCACAGCTATTGATAAGTTTGTTGATGGTAGCACAATGAAGTTCAGTGATTTGGCTAAGAGTATTATTAGAGATTTAATTAAAATTCAACTTAAAGCACAAGCTACCAAACTGTTTAGTGCGGCAGGTAGTTTCTTTACAAGTTTGCTTGGGTTTGCTGAAGGTGGTACTCCACCATTAAATAAGCCAAGTATCGTAGGTGAAAAAGGTCCTGAGTTGTTTGTACCAAAAAGTGCAGGAACAATTATACCAAATAATAAATTAGCGAGTGTTGGCTCTGGATCGGGTAGTGTTGCTGATGCCGCACAAGGCAACACATACATTACAAATAACATTAGCGCAATTGATGCCAAATCAGTCGCACAGTTGTTTGCTGAAAATCGCAAAACATTATTTGGGTCAGTACAAATGGCACAAAAAGAATTGAGTTATGGTAGATAAGGAATAAAAGATGTCAGGTTTACAATCA